TGATCTCACCTGTTTGTGCATCATAGACAAGTTTATTTCTATATCTTGCCATAACATCTCTTAGGTATTGTTCAGCTTTTACTTTCGGTAAATTACCTACATCAATTTTGAATATTCTTCTTTCAGGTGCTCTTGCTATTCTGTAAATAACAGCAGCGTCTTCAATCATTCTTAATTGATTAACTGGTTTAATCGCCTTATGTAAATAAGACAAGACCATATTTTTATTTTGATCAATCATTCCTGATGGACAAAATGCTATTGTATCAGGTGCAATTTTTATACCAACTCCTGAAGTTGTACCTGAAACTCCTTTTTCATTGTAAACATAGTATTCAACATACTCATCTACAACAGAAAGTCCGTGTGGTACAGGTCCGTCTGGTCTTTTCTTTCTAATCTCTCTAATCTTTTTAATCTTACGAGGATCTATATATTTTAACTCTGTGATACCTTTTATAGGTGAATCTCTATCTATAATTTTATGATAATACATTCTGCCATCTACGTACCATCTTCTAAAGATGTCGTGACCTCTTGTATTGAAGTTTAATAATCTTAATACATTTTTAAATTCGTCTTCTATTTTTTTTCTTACTTCTTTTCCATAAGGTAAGTCTACCACATTCACTCGTACTGCATCTCTTAATTCATTAGCAACAATAGCTTCATTAACAATATCTTCAATTGCCATATCACACTCGGGGTGTAATGCTACTTCTCTGTATCTTCGTATTAAATCGGCTTCACTTTTTGCTGTACCTTCCATATCGAGGTACTGACCAAAATAACCTCCAGCCGCAACAGTTTGTGTACCGTCATCCGCTTGGGTTGTTGTGAAACTTTGTTTTGGATCGGCTACTTTTCTAGCCTTTGTTATGGAAAAACCAAATAACTCTGCCATTATATTACTCCTTTTATATCAATTTTACTTAAAGTCATATAGTTATTTATATAAGTTTTAAAAAGAGGGGCCGGAGCCCCTCTGATATTAATATTAAGTTGTAGTGTTTGTTTCAAAGTATTGGTAATTAAAGGTTACTGGAAAAGTTTCGATTGAAGTCTTTTCTTCGTAATCTAAAGCAATCTCACCAATAGAAGTGGGGAAAGCCCCTCTCAATGTGTAAGATTTAACTGTATTACCGTTTCTGTCTAAGTGATCAATAAATGCATCTACTTGATAATCAACAGGATTTGTTAATCCTTCGTTATCAGACATGTTATTGATACCATTCTGCCATCTTTCGAAAGCATTTCTCAACTTAAAGTTTGTGTCATTGTAAACAGTCACAGACCATTCTGGTATTGTTCTATCACCTGCTATTTTGATATTTCTACCTCTGAAAGGAACATTTACGATTCCTACATCCATAGCTGGGATTGAAGTTCCTTGGCATAAAAATGCTAAGTCTTCTATTTCGCCACCAACTTGTGCGTAACCAGGAAAAGGCATTGTTACCTTAAACTGATTGGCTCTAGCGCCACCGCCAGCAAGTTTAGCTTTGAAGTCATTTATATTTGGCATTGTTTATTTCTCCTTTTCTAAACTTAACCACCAGCCACTTCGTCAAACGAAACGCCAGTACGTGTTGCGATAAATGATAATGTAATAAAGTTGATACTTCTAGCTGGTTTAATAAATATCTCAGCTATAAATTCATTTCTATCAATTACTTCACCTGTGTTATTAGTTTCATCACATACTACTAAAAAGTCTGTGATACCTCGTCTACCTTGTACTTCTCTTAAAAAAGGCTCTACAATGTTTCTAAAGTTCGCTCTTGTGAATTCATCATTGAACTCAAACAATTGGAATTTAGAAGCAGTTGCTATTGCCTTTTCTAATACAATAAACAATCTTCTTACGTTTATTCTATCAAAAGCAGACGGTGCTGATAATCCAGTTTTGTCACCGAAAAGAACTGTACCTTGTCCTGGGAAAAATGTCACAGGATTTACTCTCTTAGGATACAATTGATCTCTTTGTGCTTTAGTTGGATTGTAAGCAAGTTTAACTACGCCTCTTACTTGACCTCTGTTAAATCCAGCAGGTGAGTACCAAGCGTCAGCTGTTAAGTCTGTTCTAGCAGCCAAACCAGCCATATCACCATTTAATGGTACATATCTATATACGTCACTATATCTGTCGTACATATATTTGTAACCACTATCAAAAACAACATATGAAGAAGAATTGATATCTTCATAGAAGTTAATAATATTATTAGTGATTGTAGTTGTATTAGTTATATCAACAACGTGGTTTCTTGGAGGAGAAACAAACGCAATAGCGTCTTTTCTATCTTCAGCAATTTGTAAAAGATCATTTATGTGATTTTTACCCTCGCCTGGAGTTCCAATTGTTTCATTAGGTGTTTTACCACCAATGATTAAACCAACGTCAACAGTGTCAGAGTCAATAAACTTCTCGTAAGCAGTTTTTAATTGGCCAGCTGTTGTTGCTGAACCATCAGAGCCTGCTGACAATGAAGCTGTAACTGTAGCTGTAATTGCTGATGTAGAGTTAAAGTCTTTACTTACTACATTAGAACCAAAGCCATTAGTTGCACCCAAAGTTGAGTGGTCCATCCAGAAAATGTATGCTGATCTATTAAAGACAACATCTGGATAATAGTTTACTCCGCCTTCGCTTGTTTTAGCGTCAGCGCCTTTTGATACTTTAGAGTAAGTTTCAATAACTTCGCCAACAGTACCTGAAACGCCACCATCTTCGTCAATGACTACAATGTGCATCTCATCATTAGAACCACCTCTTGCTGAAGCGTAAGGTGATGTACCTGGAGCGCCGTCAACAAAATCATAATATCTCCATCTTCTTCTAACGTTAACACCGTCAGTTATAGCAGCGTGTAAGCCGTTACTTCCTGATTCTTTTCTAACGATAGTGATAGTATCTGTTCCTGAGTCGTTTGCTGTTACTCTATATTCATGTCCGTCTGTATAATCGCTTGTAGCGGCTGTAGTTGAAAACGATACAATGTCGCCAATGATTATGTCAGATGAATCAGTTAATATTATTGCAGTGTCGCCAGTAGCTGTTGATGCGTCATTTACAGTTGTTACTGCTAACGTTTCAAAAGCGGCTGCTGATTCACATACAGAAACAGAAAGGTTATTACCCCATGCTCCTGCTGTTCTAGCTGCCCACGATCCTACAATGCCTTGTCCTGTAGAATAGTTTGATTGATAGTCTTCATTATTACTTATAAGTACACTTGATCCAGATGTGTTAGCATTGGATATATTTGTATTAGATGTTCGTACTACTCTTAAAGCATTAGAGTATTGTAGAAAATTAGCGGCAGTAAAAAAGTATTCAAAGTTACTTGAATCTGGTTTACCGAATGTTTCTACAAGCTCTTGTTCACTAGAAATAGCCACAACCTCGTCTAAAGGTCCTTTACGAAAATCACCAGCAATAGCACCAATTGATGTTGATACTGCGGGTATAACTCTAGTTAAATCTTTTTCTTGTACGAGAACGCCTGGTGATACTTGAAATGCCATTGGTTATTCTCCTATTAATTGTTTTGTTAACATTTGTTTATTGTTCAAAAATCGTATTATTCATACGCCCATAGTCAAAGTTTCATTATACAGATATTTATAATAACTTGGAATTACATACCTTTTCGTATTTCAGCGGAGGACCAAACATCTCCGTATTCATCTACGGTTTTCTCCTCATGTTCATTAATACCATCATCTAAAAATCCAAAAGGAGCCATATCCTGTTCTATCAAATTCTGTTGATCCACATACATTTGTTGACGAGCATTTGTATTGGTTAACTCTTTAAAATAAGGTTGATTAGATAACCAACCAAACATAACACAACACATCATCAAATCATCATTAGAACCGTCTTCAGCCTGATAACTCTGGCCTCTTTTAGTAAAGGTTGAAATCTCCTCAATAATCTTAAATGAATTGATTAAGACCTTATCACTCTCTATAAGTGTCTTTATATTAGCACAACCTATTCTCTTAATCTGTTTGGTCATTCTTACACCTAATGATGAACCACGACCGCTGTACATGGCACCTAAGACTTGTCCAGCACGACCTTTCTGTGTCGTCATTAATATGTTATCGTACTCTATCTCAAACTGTAACGCTTCGGCAATCTGTTGGCCAATATCATTAACTTCCGTTAAGATATGAGCTC